CATATTTGAAGCAACGGCTTTTGTGATTTCACCAATGTTGGCAGCTTCTTGCGCTTGCGCTGCGAGCGACTTGGTAGACTCAGCAGTCGCATCCAGCCCTTCTGCATATGCATCAAACTGATCTTGATTTCCAAAAATTTGTGCCGCCTGCATGACATCGCCGCCAGTCACAATCCCCGCAATAACCTGCTTGGTGCGACGATCTAGATCTTCAAAACTACCTACTGTGCCTATGACAGCCTCTCGGATTATATCAATCTTTTTATCCGGATCGGCATGCACCAACTCCATGACATCAACAGCCGTACGACCCAATACAGCATTTAATTGACCTGCTGCTTTGGCAGCGCCCTCAAAAGTATCAAATTTCATTGCAGTTTTCAACAGCGTGGTGGTTTCCATGCCTGCGGCTCGAGCCTGGGCGGCAATCTTACCAAACACATCAACAACCTTGTCGCCGAACATCGTCAACTGAGGCGCCATGGTAGTCATATCTGAAAACGTTTGATTAATGTCCTGGCCTATGGACGATCCAACAGCCTTGATTCTTTTCATAAACTCAATTGACTGAACGGGGCTCATTCCAAGCGCTTTGTTTGCCATATTAACTGCTTTCGTAGAGTTTTGCACCGTAACTCCAAACTTCTTAAATCCAGCAACAAAATTTGTCATATAGTTAGCGAATCCGGTTTGACCATCTCGCAGAGTCTCATGAAAAACGTTTGCCCCGGAGCGCATGCCTTCGATGGCGGCTTGAGAATCCTTAGAGTCAATCGCGATATCCCCTAGCATCTCTATCTTGTTGCCCATATTATCAACCATTTCCCCCACGGCGTCGGCGCGGCCGGTCATATTATTGATAAATATTTGCATCATATCTTCAGAATGAAAGCCAGTCTTCTTTACAATCGCCCTATAATCAGTATCAATGCTGGTGATCTGATTTTTTATATCGACGCCGGCCTGGGCAACGACTGATGACAACGAACTACCCATGCTCTTAACAGCATTTTTGACCATGTCACCCATATCGCCCAATAATGCGGCCGCATGTGGGTTCATTCCTTCCATTTTTGACGACCCTTCCTCGAAGCCCTTTATCATGCTTTGCACAGCTTGATCTGAACTACCTAAAATTTGTTGAGCCGCATCTTCATAAACTTTGCTGGAAGCCCCTGTTGTGTGCATGAATCGCTGCACTTTCTCGGTGTTATTTTCTATTATCTGACCCTGTCTTTCCCAAGATTGGTTCTGAGACTGCATGTGATCCACCCTTTTCCGAAGAGTGTCAGAAATTTTTTCTTGGTTATTCAGTACATACTCAATCTGTTGTATTTGTTTGTCAATGTTTTTTGCTGAAGCTGTCTCTAGTTGACCCTCGCGCTCCATGAGGTCATACTCAATTCGTTTTGCTCCCAAAAGCTCTTGCAGCCGATCCTTCTTCTGCTCCACCAAGGCTGCCAGCTCGCCAACACGTCGGCTTTCGTCGTTGTCAAGATCTCTAATCTCTCTTTTCTTATCCGCAATTTGATTTAAAATCTCTAATTGGCGGTCAAATTCTGTGGTATTGTCAGCCATACACTAATATCCCCTAGCTGTAATTAGTTAGAAAATCAAAAAGAAAAACGGTGGCTGGCCTTCTTTTAATTAAGAATTCTTATTCCTAGCTTTTTCGTGGGCTTCGGCCTCGTCATCAAACTGTCGCTGCAGCCTTTTTAAAAACCATATCCGCAGAGAAACTGGTAAATTATAAGCCTCAATAAAGCTCCACCCACCATGATATTTTAATAAGAAAAACTCATTATAGACATTTTCCATATACTCACTGGTTAGGCCAAAAAAACTCCGTATTAAACGGAACCTCCATGTCCTGCACATGGCCACACCTCATACAGCTAAACGTCTGTGTGAGGTCTAAATTGGGGACAATTTGTTTATATGTATTTCTCACATACTGTGAATCGGAGATAGGCAAAGCCTCAATAAAGCGTCGTATATTCCACGAATCAGTTTCATTATTTAAAGAAACAATCATGCTGCTAAGCTGATCAGTCACTGCCGTTTCAGAATCACTGGACTTTCTTTTCTTTTTGACATTCATTAAATAAACCTCATCTTTGCCAGTAAGAAGCTTCACCCCAACACGGACCTGAGTTTTGGGGAATGTGACATAGAAAATATTATCACTTAATTCAATTTCTTTTTCTTTTAAAAACTCTTCATCAAAACAACGCTGCATCAAGCTTGACTTGCCTAAATCAAAAACATGATTTGAGACGTCTCCACAGGACGGGCATCCAATGCTGGTTTCATATACCTTGCCATATCCGCTTGCGCGCGCTGCCACCAAAATAGCATTTCGATCTCCGGCCAATAAAGACTGAGTGTCGATTTTCTTATCGACCAAGATGTTGGCAAGCAATCTTTCAATTGCTAGCCCTCGCTTGATCAATGATGTAGATGTTAGGATATCCTCTTCTTTGGCTGTCATATATTTAATCTCGACAACCTCTTTATTGTGAAGAGGGTGATCCTCGGGATAAAATCGCCCACTAGAAGGCAACTCCACAAACTCTGTTGGCACAACAAAGGAAAGGCCGGGGGCCGCGGGCTGTTGGGCTGTTTGGGTCGCTGCTGCAGCGTCCTCTGGTAGAGATTGACCTTGGTTTACGCCAAGACGCTTCTCATTATTTCTCATGTTAACCTCGTATTGTTTATATTATTATATAGTGTAATATATTAATATTAACTATTATGCACCATATGGAACGTTTAGTTCAGTGTAGGTTGCATAATCGTACGCTAAGCCAACAGTAACTTCAACCAAGCCATTTTCAGAATAACTCATGCCTTCACCAAACTTAATGTTGGTGATCTGTGCATTTTTAAGCTTCCACTCTTCACGGATGTTGGCAGCCAAAAAGGACGGATCAACGTCTGCGCTCATGGTATCGGGCAAGCTAGACTCAACACTTCCACCATCTAGCTGACGAAGGGTAACCTCGCCAACAGCTTGGACCATTTGAGCTTTTGTAAAACCCGATAAAGCCTGACCGAACGTTTCTGGCTGCTGATAGCCTGAGCCGCGGAGAATATTATAAAAACGAGAGCCCATATTAGCCTGAAAAGAATCAATGAAAGTAACTTCAATATCTTCCCACTTAACCTTGGTCGGATACTTAAAAACGTGATTCATGAACACGTGCTCTTCTGGCGTTGTCGTAATTCCTGGTTTTTTAACTGTCTTGGCCATAAAATTGGCGTCCGTCCCAATGGAGCTAAAACTAATTACCCACCTAAATTTCCGCTTTGGTTCAAAAGGGTTGCCACCAAGCTTAGATGTGTCTGTAAAAAATGTCATTTGTTTTGTTCTCCTCAGTATTAATTAGTTTAATCATCAAAAGATGCTCCGCTTCTTGTGATAATAAAGTCAAGAGCAATAAATTCAATTGCACGTGCAGGTTTCAAGAAGATCTTCGCGTACATAATGTTTCTATCAATCAAATCGTCCGTAGTTGTCGTTTTATCCAGCACAACTTTGAAGTCAGTCAGACCTAGGCCAGCTTTTACGCCCTCGAGGAAAGGATTAACCTGTCCCAAGAACTTATCCCATGTTGCCTGAACGTTTTGTTCAAACAAGGTCATTGAAGCGATTCTGGAAATTTCCTTTTTGAGGTAAATAAGCAACCGGCGGACATTGATTCGATCCAGCGCTGAAGGGGTGACCTGCAACGTTTTCTGTCCAAAAATCACAACACCCTCGGCTGGAAATGACGCGATTGGATTAACATTCGCATCATACAGCTTGTCACGCTGTGCGGCAGTAACTCGGGTGCGCACACCAATTACGGGAAGGCCAGCAGAGCCCTCAGACAACCCGCCGCGCGTAAAGCCAGCAGGGGCGAACCACACAGCAGACTTACGTTGCGAACTAGAAAATGTACCAATTGCAACAACCGAAGGTGGTACAAACAAGATTGAATCACTTACGGTATCTCGAATTTGTACAAACGGGAAGAATGCACAACCATAACTAGAATTAAGGCCACGGTTCTTAAGGTTCGCAACAATATCATCAACAGAGCCAGTTCGTGTGCTAACTCCTCCCTGGACGATAACACCCTCATGTGGGGGCTCATAACTTCCATTCAAGTCGATAACAGCCAAAGCGTCGGCTCGAGCCTCACATGTTGTAATAAGCTTGTCTGTCAAGGTTTCGGTGGTAAGTCCAGGCACGGACGCTACATCAAACTCAACAAATTCCGCATCGGCAATCATATCAATATTGCGCTCGATGGTGTTCCACGCGTAGTTGGTTGTAGCGGATCCGCCTTTACTGAGATATCTATTCCGGAATGGATCCTTTTCCTTGATATCTAAGCCGTCTTGCCCACCGAAAACAGGGCTGGTAAGTCGGTTATAACCCTGAGTGAGGATCTCCTCAGATCCACTCAGCGCGGTTAAAGATGCGCTGGTGTCAGAGAGCGCCCAGGATGGGTGGTTCGCGGCTGCCGCGCGCGAGCCAGTGACATGCACTGCACTTCCGCTACTGTCAATAACCAGATCATCCAAAGTAAAGATCCATGAATAGTCGGTTTCTCCAGTGGTTACAGAATCCACGACCATGCTCTTTGGCTGTCCACGGAAGTGATCATAATT